TTTGTTTGAATTTACTGCATTAATATTTGTAGCGTTTCCTGCAACCGCATTAACATTAGAAATATTACTAGCAACACTATTTACATTACTAATGTTTGTAGATACTGTCGTTATTTCTGTTGTTTTTCCTGCAACTGTATTTATATTTGTTTCGTTACTATTAACAGCATCAATATTAGACAAATTACTAGCAACAACATTAACATTTGTAACGTCACCAGCAACAGCATCAATATTTGTTTTATCTTCTGCAACTATTTTAATTTTACTATTGTTACCAAGAGCTAAGTCATTACCAACAAGGGCAACGTTTGCATTCGTCAAAATCTCAGAAACAGATTCTGCGGTTTCTGCAGCTTGATCAGCAGCATTTACTGCAGCATTAACAAGAGTTTGAACTGTAGCAATATCACCAACAACATCTACTCTTCGTACCAAGTCATTATCAGATGTTGGAGCAGGAGCATTTATAATCCTCTTACCGTTTAAATCAAAATCACCAGTCATATGAGTCGGTGTTTGCGCACTTCTGCTTACCGTATCTTCAATGGCAGTTTGAATATCTGTTAAGTTTTTGTTGATCGCATCAATAGCAGCTTGTTCATTTGAAGAAAGCTGAGTAATATTTGTTTTCTGATAACGTGACATATAAACTCCTTTAAATTATTTAAGATTCTGCAAAAAGATCAAGAGCTTTTAAACCAGAATCCAATGAAGATGTTAATGTTTTCATTTTTGAAACAGTATCTTCAAGCGTACTCATTCTTGTCAAAAGATTGTCTACAGCATTATAAAGCTCTTTATCGTTTTTATTTGCAACAGTAAAAGAAGTTACGGTTGCTAAAGAATTATTAGTGGTAGCAACAATACTACTAGTCAAAGTAACTGGAGATGCTTGGCTCTGATAAGTCGGAGTTGATGCTATTTGTTTTGTTATATCAAGATTGCTAACTTCCAACTTCTTCCACTCTCCAGTAAACGGACCATTAATACTGTCTGTAACTGTTGAAACGTATACCTGACCAGATTCTGATTCTTTGATGCCTTTTGGTTCGTGCAACAACAATGTATCAATAATGTTTGCGTGTTCTACCATTTATTCCTCCATTAAATGTCTATAGTGTGAGAGACGTATTAGCCTCCCACATTGATAGACATTAGACGTAGTCAATAATTAACTTGCCTTCCCATCCAACAGCACCAGCGGAAGCGGACACTAAGACAGTAATTGCTTCGTCATATGCAACTTGTTTGTTGATTTGCGCACCAGCACCCACGTTTCCTTGGGCAGCCAATGTAGCACCATCAACCAAACCATCAGCGTCAACAGTTGTACCGTCTAATTGACAAGTACCAATATCAGTTGTCGTGGCAGCGGTTGTTGCAGCTTTCGTAACAGCTAAGTATGCACGCAAGATGATTGATCCTTTAGGAATAAAAGCACCTTGTAATTGCACAGCCGTTGTAGAAGTAATCCCAGAAACATCAGCAACAATTTGCTTAATAGCATATTTGTTTTGAGCTCCAGATTCTTTAGCTAATTCACCTTTGCCATCTGAACCTAATCCATAGGTTGCACGCAATCCGAAATCATCAGTATAAGACATATCTTACCTCCTTCTTAATTAGGTTGCGAATGTAGAACCAGCACGGTTAGCACACAACACGCAGAACAAGTTTGCTTTGTCGCCAGCTCCAACACCGTAACGAGCAACAGTCACATACTTTTCTTCACGTGTATCCATATCCCATTCAGATTCCATTTTGGGCATCATACGCCATGCCAAACGCCATGGACGGCGGCCTGGTTCGTTAGAGAACAACATCGCAACGCCAGCACCTGTAGCAGTCACGTCTGTTGTAGCAACACGTGTTTGCAGTGTTTCTGTCACAACAGGTGTATAGTTAGACGTATAAACGTCAAACCCTGCGATGTTAAACACAAATTTCATTCCAGACACAGCGCCAGTAGCAACGATGCCTTCCCATTTTGGGTTGAAGTTCAAACTTTCCATAAAGTCTGGATTTGCAGGAATTGCATATTCTTGCCATGCAGGAACAATAGCAATACGGTTAGCAGTGTAACCATGCACCGTCAAACCAGCACCAGCATAGAAAAAGTCTTCAGGAACAAGAGTACCATATTTTGGTGTAGATCCTTCACCAGCAACAAAGCGGTGTTTTACGCCATCAATGACGTTTTCGTCAGAGGCTGTTTGACCAGCTTGGTTGGCTAAGATCTTGGTTTCCAAGTCAACGTAAATTGCACGAGCTTCCAAGCCAGGAATCTTAGCAGCAATTTGAGAAGACAAGTAAGAATCTTGCAAGAACTTTTCACTAATTTTGTGACCAGAACTCACATAGTGGTTAATTGTAAATTCACGAGAACCAATGTCTAATGAATCGTACGCAATAGTTCCACCTTCTTGGAAGTCACGCATTGTGGCATTTCCAATTTCGGCTTCATACCAGCTATCCCCATCAGGGAAACCAGTAATAACATCCACGAATTGCATAGCATTCAAAGCAGGTTGAAGTTGTTCACGCAGTTGAGCGGAATAAATTTTAGCTTTGATTGCGGCAGCACCTGTGGAAGTAGTAATACCGTTTAAATCGGCCATTTTATTTTCTCCTTTAAGTTGTTTATAATTTTGCTAATAAACTTGGATTTTCCATAGCACGCTTAATCAGTTCAGCCATCTTCTGCGGATTCTTTGCATCAGGGCTTCTAACCTCAGCTGCAAAAGCATCTGCATCGGTTGGAACTTGAGTAAACATACCTTGACGACCTTGCATCATATTAGCTGGTACCCCTACATTTTCTTTCTTGATACCGACAAGGGTATAGAAAGCTTGTTCAGGAAGACTCGTTAATTGATCCTTAGTCATTCCAAGCTCCGAAGCTTTCGCTTCTAGTTTTTGTTCCGTTTCATTACCGAAGATAGATTCTGCATTCTTTCTCATTTGAGATTGACGAGCTTCTTCAGCTTTGTCACTAAGAACCTTATTGACCAACTCTTTCAACTTGCTCTCATTGTCAGCAGTAGTATCTGCTGTAGGTTGCGTTGTTGTTGGTGTCGTCAGCCGTTCTAACTCCTGTTTAAATTGTTCTCGGTTGCTTGCCTTTGAAACTTCAGACTGTAAAGCGGCATTTTCGGCTTCTAGCTTCGCAATATACAATTCCTTTTGTTTCGCACCCTCTAACAATTCGTTTACAGAATTATAGACGGAATGTGGTCCGACTACGTACATTCCTGATTGAGTGTTAGTTTCTCCCCCATTCTGTACGCCACCTTCTGCAGTAGTCGCTGCAGGATTCATTGTTTCTGTCATTGGTTAAAATCCTTTCTGTTATTTATTCCTTTGACGGTGTCAGTATAGCATATTTTAAAAGTTTTGTCAACCCTCTCCTGTATCCAATCTGGTATGCCTGTTTATATGCCCAAGATGGAGAGTCAAAGTCTGGATCTGTTTCTTGATTTAATTCATCTTCAATTCGTTTAGAAACAACCTTAAGAAAAGCAGAAGCCCTATGGATAGCGTCTTCCATATTCTGCCTTTCTTTTCCTTTTAATCCGTTCAACAAAATATTTGTAGATGCCATTATTCTTCACCCAAGTCTTCTTCTGTTACACCAGATTCAGATAATTCTCTAGCTGTTTGTGCAGCTTGTTTCTGTTTAATAATACTATCTGCTCTCTGTATATCTACCTGTTGCATTAATTGTTCAGATAACTTCTGTTGTTCTGTAATTTCATACAGACGAGAATCTTTCTTATACAGGCCTGGAACTTTATCTAATCCAGTAGCATATGCAATCATATAACCAATCTTGGACGGACTAAAGTTAGCTCTTACTGCTTCGTCCATAAAGATGTTGCTATTACCTAGCTGTTGTAATGTTTGTAGCATAACAGCTTTATCAGCATAGTTAATACTACCAATGGCTCTTAAGGCGCCTGGACGAACAAGATCATCAACGCTAATCTTTGTCATTTGTGGAACTCCAGATTCTGACAAATCTTCAATTGTAATCTCATGTCCTTTCATTTTGTTTGCATACAACTGTAGAGCACAGTTTAAAAGCGGTTCCATCAATTCTTCTTCAAACTTACGGACTTGGCGAGTAAAGATACGACTTGAAGCGTTCTGTAATTGAGACACTTCAAACATCGTTTTTTCTCCTGGTGTTCTAAATCCAAGAGCCTCCATTGGTGTCCCAGCCATTAAGTCCATCAAAGAGTTGTATCTATCAATAAATGTATCGGCCATTAAGATGTTTGTATCTGGAACCATCATATTAATGTCACCATCAATGGGACAGTTAAACTCTGCACCAGGGCCAATAATTTCTGGCATAACTACATCACCCTTTGTCTTAAACATAGGATCTGACAAGAAATCATATACGTCTGCACGTTTGTTTTCAAGATAATCAACACGATATTGCATACCAAGTAAGTTAACCAATGGAGACATACCCCAAAGATTATCTACACGATCTCTCCATCTTGCTTGGAATATAGGACAATAGTTAAACACATCTGGCATATCTTCATCAGACAAAACAACTGTTCTATCTACAACAGTAATCTTCCGTGCCTTCTTTAGTGTATTTGTATCCATATCAAATATATCACCAAAGAATGTTAATACCTCCATCATATCAGATTCGTAATATTCAGACACAGAGCCAAATCCTGCGATATTAAGCTGGTCGTTAACAATCTGATCACCAGATGTCATAATAGAGCGAACATCACCCCGATTCTTTATTGCACGTTGAAAAGCTTTCTTCATTGTTTCATCATATTCTGCCATAGTAGCAACGTCAGCTATAGACATAACAGCACGAATAATCTTCGGCGAACTCTTAAAATCTCTAGCTGTTGCATCAAATACAATATCGGCAGGATCAATACGCATAAAGCGAATACCGTTGTCTCTTACACCAAGCATTCCTTCTTTGTTCTTAACAAAGTCTTCGTCCCACACTGGCGTAACAAAAGCATTACCTGCATAAATATAATCATCCACTAATTGCCTTATCGCTGGTTTGAAGTTTGTACGTTCAATCAAAATCTTGTTTGTAAACTTGTGTATCGCTTGTTTCTTTTCTAATTCGTCAGCAGAGGAATTATAGTTATCAAATTCAATCGGTTCTTTAAGGCTAAAGATACTTTCAAGATAGTAAGTCCTCAACACATCTGCAATCTGTGTAAGTTTTGGTATGTGTGTAACGTTATTAAAGTCGTGCTTCTGAGTCATAATCTTCTTAGTATCAGTAGAAAAGACATACTGCAAAACTTCACGGTATTCATCGTACCACTGTTGCTTTGAAGACTCCCAAGCCTGAAACTTGTTAGCAATATCAGAAGCTAAGTTATCCTTATCTAAATGTAGTTCTACGTTGTTTGGCATAATTCCTCCTTTATGTTCCACCAAATCTTCCGACACTCACTGGTGTCCTTATTGTTCTGTTTACATATGTTGTGCTAAGAGGCGGTACGGCTATCTCTATAGCATCTGACACCGCATTCTTAATATCATCGTGTTCTGGATGTTGATTCTTTAATTCATATTCTAATAGCTCGCAGTTGCCACCTTTGTAATGCCATATGCGCCTATCCTCATACAGCGGTTGCAACACGCTATTGATTCGTTCATCTTTGTCCTTCATCGGCCTATTCTCTTCAATAGGAAGACTAATGCCTCTGTCAGATAAGATTTCTTTAATCTGCTTAACGATAACAGACTGAGCTGCCGTTACCTCTGCCCTAAGCTTCTTCATATTCCATTTGTTCTTAGCGTTAATGATATGCGTTACATACTCAAGAATCTTGTCGGTCTTAAATCTATCTAAGTCAAGTATGTATCTATTCTTCATAGAATCAATTCCAACTACTGCAATGACTGTGCTATCTGACTTCTCTCCTAACGAATAGGCAAAGTCCATAGCAGCATAGACATAAAGCTTCTGGCCATTCATAAACCAAGTGCCGTGTTGCTCCGTTAGTTTTCCTTTATCATAATACTGGAACACTTCTTCATTGTAACCTTTATTACCACCACGGTTAGGATCGTTATAGTACTGAGCATAGAACTGAGACTTGTCCGTATACCCAGCCTTAATTCTAGCTAACTGTTGTGCATCAAAACCAAAGTACTTGCCATCACTTCTCTTTGTCCTGGGCCACAAGAACTCTCCGTTTTCTTCTACTACTCTCTGGAACACTTCCCATTGTTGCTTAGTACCAATAAACTCTCCGTCTTTGTTGTATACTTCTTCTTCAGTGGCCAGCAAATCAGAATACAAATCATTCGGGTCGTATCTAGTACCGACACAGAATATCATTCCGCCAGGGTTAAGAATTGACTGTAACTGACTATAACGTTCACTTACTAACTTACGCCCACTAGGATTGTTGTTGTTAGGTTCTACTAAGTCATCAAGAATAATAACATCAGCATGGGCACCAGTCGTAGTCGTAGTTAAACCACCAGTCTTAACGGTGCTATCACGTATACCCTCTTTTACACGTATAGGACTGTCTACGCATATCTCAGTAGTAGTCCACTTGTTACGCTTTCCTTCTTCTTTTTCAATCAGTGTAGGAAACAAACGCATATGCAACGGACTTTCCATTACTTGTTTAATATCACGTAATTGGCTTTCGGCTAAGTCAGATGTAGCAGACAAGTATAAAATACTTACGGCAGGATTATTTATAATCAACCAGTTAACAAGACGTGCCATAATAAAACTCTTTCTATGAGCACGTGGTAATAAACCTAATCTGTATCTGCATCCATCTTTTTTCGTTAGAAACATACAGAAGTCTTCGTGTACCTTAGCCATTACAGCATACGGGCACACTGCTTTAATGTATGTCACTAAGTCCTTCTTACAGGCTTCACGTATATCTTCAAGTACGCTAGTTTCTTCTTTGCTCATTGTACAACAGACATCCCTATTCTATCAAAGACATCACTCAGTTCTTTGTCTTCCCTTAATAACTGTTCCTTAGCTCCAGCCACTTCTTCCTTACTGGGTCTTCCTGCTTTCCTCTTTTCTTCCCCGTCTACAAACCCAGTATCACATAAATACTTTAGTGCAGCAAATCTAGCCTTGTTCTTCTCATCGGCAGCTATGCAGGCTATCTCCTTTACGTTACTATGCAAGTATCTTTGTCTAGCTTCAGACCTCCATTCAGCATATGTCTGCTTAAACAAGTTAGCCTTCTTGCATCTTTCCCACCAACAAAAGTCCCCCTCTAAACATTTGTCTACAAATTCTACCTCAGTAGGATCATTAAAAAACATTATATACAACTTATGCAGCTCATCTGTTGTATACATAGCATCAGATAACCCATTAGGTATATCTTTCAATAAGCTAGTCAGTCCTCTCTGTTGTCCCATTTATTTCCTTTCTAGTAACCCTTTGTTACTGTCTACTATATCATAAATCAGTAGAAAAGTCAATGCCTTTCCAAAAAGCTGTAATTTCTGCTAGAAATTTTTTTGTCGCAAGAACTTCAAAGGATTTAAGCCCCAACCCCCTCTTACCCCATAAAAGACTATTGCTAAAAAATCATTTCCTAAAAATCATTTTACTTTTTACTTTTTCTTTTTTTGTATCCTAAAAAATCTTTTTCTTTTTCTTTTATATATTTTCTTTTTATTTTTCTTTTAATTACTTTTAATTTACAATTAAATAATTGTTAGATAACTTTTAATAATAAAACATTAAATAACTTCTAACTTACCATTAAAAAACAATTAAAAATAATTAAAAGATAATCTTCCATTAATTAACTATTAACTTTTAGCTACTATATCTTGTTATTAATTATCTTTTAGCTACTATATATTGTAAAAATTAAAAATAGTTTAAAAAAAATAAAAAAAGTTATTTACAATTAAAATAAAATATGCTAAATAAAAAATGACTTCAAAATAAAAAGCGTTTTTAGCTGTTTTTATTAGAAGTGAATAAAAAAGTTGTTATACATAGTTAATACTGGTTATAAATAGTCATTATAAAGTTTTTCTTTTTATAATATACTTTATAAATAAAGGAGATACAAAAATGACTGATAAAAAAATAAATGATAAACTTGCTACTATTGAAAAAGCTCTTCAAGATTTTACGTCTTGTAAAAACTTTTTAAAGGTAGAAAATAAAAATAATACCATTGATAAACTTTTAAAAATTGCTTTTTCACTATATGAAGAAGAAAAAGATAAAGGGGGCTTTTTACGCTTGCTCTTTTCTTATGATAAAGTAAAGGGTTGGGCTACTCCTTCCGTAATTAAAAAAGAAATTGTAGACTATTTTGATTTTTGCGACATAGACTATATTTTTTCAGTAAATAAACAGAAATTGTTTATAGACTATGAAAAAAAGAATATAATTGACTTCTTAACATATAAAGAAAAAGTAAAGGAAATTGAAAAAGAAAATAGTGAAATTGAAAAAGAAAAATTGTTAAAAGTAAAACTTCCCTTTACATTGGATAAACTTGATAAAGATATTTTACAAGCTGTTATTTTTCAGTGTAAAGAAAAGATAAAATCTTTAAACAAAAAACAAAAATAAACAAAATAAAAAAAGCCGTTAATAATTAGATTAACACTTTTCTTTATAATGACTTTTTATAACCCGTATTAACACTTGAAAATAAAATAAAATCTACTTTATGTAGAGTGTTTTTATTTTGTTTTTTTAATTTAAAAAATCTTTTTAACATAGTTTAAAGGGGGTTATAATGCTAAACTTTATATGCGGTTTATTATTTATTTATGAGCTACTTGTATTTATAAAATACTCATCAAAGGAGGTATAAAATGAGAGCTAGAAGTATTTTTTATTATGAAATAAAAGAAAAGAAAGAGAGAGTAAAGCAACTTCATCAAAGAAGAAAAGCAAAGCAAAGCCCATTTTACCATTGGCATAAACACTGGGCTTCTTCTGATACAGATTTATTAGAAGTCCGTTGTAAAATGGGGGTTCCTAGTCCATTAGAAAAGCCTTTAAAAATAGGAGGTATAACGATTTATAACTAGTTTATTTTATTTATAATTTATTTAGAAAGCAGTAGCAATTAGCTATTGCTTTTTTTATTATTTACTGCTAGTCTATTTATGGCTAGCTTTTTTATAACTTTATAAAGGGGGTATACAATGTGTATAGAAGATATTAAAAGAGTTTTAATATGGAAGCTTAAAAAGAAATATAAAAATGATGAAGAAGTTTTAATTAGTTTATTAGAAGATAGTAGAGTAAATAATAATAAACTATATGGGGACTGTTTAGTAAACTGTTTACTGCTGTTATTAAAAGATAATAATGATAAACAAACAGTTAATTTATTTATTAACGATTTATTAAGGAGTTTAGAATAATGACACGTGATACATCAGCTATTACTAAAAGAATAACAGATTTACTGTTAGTAGATAGATGTGATATAGAGTTTAAGTGGAAGGAGTATATAGGTGGTAAAAGATATACTTCTGTATACATAAATAAAAGACAGTATAAGCTATTGTTTAGTGGGGCTAAAGGTAGCTTATTAGAAAAATATAATAGAAGTTATGAAGTAGTAGAGATTAGCTTTCATAACTTTATGTTTCTGTTTAACTTATGTAAGCTAAGAGATAAACTGTTTAATGATTTAACAGTAGTTAAAAATAATTTAACAACTTAACAGTAGTTAAAAGAGGGTAATAGTAGTATATTATATATTATATATATTACATACGTAGTATGTTATATACGTAAGTATATTATATTATAATTTACTGTCTATTAGTCTTAAGTAAAAAAGAGAATTAAAATAAGAGAAACAAGCGAGCTTATTTTAAAGCCCGTAGAGAGCGTTTCTTTTATTCTAGGCTACAGGTGTAGCCGACATACTATAGAAATCGTTCTACGGTGTGTTTAAACGCTTCCTAGATAGGTTTTAACTTGACACCCTACCTATCTTTGGAGTATATAACATAATAAATGGGGGTCATAGAAAGGAAAAATAAAATGACTAAAACATTTTTTAGTAAACGGTGTGATATGTATCACTATGCAGCATCAGCTGACTATGAGGGGGAGTATATTAGATCTGCTAATTCCCATGTTGAAGGTTGGGATGTGTGGTCTTATTCAACTAAGGTAGCTATATTTGATAAGAAAAAAGAAATCTTATTATATACTGGGCATAGATATTCTAACACAACTAGCAATAGCTTGTGGGAATTACGCAGAGCTTTTGATCATTATAAACGGTTAGAAGTGTATGACTTTACGATAGACGAAGCTTGGGATAGATTAACAGAAAGCTATAAAGAACACAGCAAACATCCAGCTACACGCAAAGATGATAAGCAATACTTTATCAAGTGTGTTGATTCACTCTTAAACTTAGTGGAGTTCTATGGTAAGAACTGTAAGTATTTAAAGACTACTACATTTAAATGTGCTGAGCAGTTGGCTAACGATTATCAAGATCAAATCGCAGCTAAGAATAAACGAATGGAAGAACTGCGTGAGGAACGTAGACGTAAGGAAAGAGAGGAATATCAGAGGAAAGTTGATGCTACTGAAGCCATCTGTAAAGAGTATGACCCTAATTATCTTGGGACACCTACTAACTTTAAACAATGTCTAAATAGAGATGTTATTTATATTCCTGTTGAATGGATGAAGGAGCATCATCCCGAGTTCGGCACAGTAGCACAGAGATATATACCTGGATTACTGTTCTATAGACGATATGATTATTCAGCACAAAAGTGGGACAACTGCTATTCGTATCAAAGAAACAACACAGAGTGTAACGTAGACTTTCTTAGACGTATTCATAGATACGGGCAGGATGATAGCTGGACAAGTCTGCCAGATATTCTTGGATACTTTAATGATGACAAAGTGTTGAGAACTAGTCAGCATTGTATAGTGGACGACAAGGAAGGACACGTTAAGAAACTGTTAGGTCTGTTCTTAAAAGCTATTGACGAGGGGAAAGATGTTTCTTTTGTTATCGGTAAGCATTGTGGTCCTTATGAAATTAGGGAATATGATGCTACAGATAAGTTCTTACGTGTAGGTTGTCATTGTTTCTTGTTAGAAAACTTACGTGAAGTCTATCAGGATATGATGTCAGCAGAAGAAGACAAGAATAAAACTTGTTGGAATAACTATATTCAAATGGAAGGAGTATAATTATGAGACTTAGCGGTTTGTTATTTTTTATAAGTATAGCAGCAGCAGTTGTTGCTCCTACTGTTGGTTGCTATCTTATAGCTTGTTCAATTTATAATAGAATGGTGGAAGGAGAATAAGATGGAAGAAACAAAACCTAGTGTAATGGATAAAGTTCATTGGTTGTTGTCTCATAATAAGAACTATACTAAAGAACAGTATCATACTCTACAAGAATTAGAGGAACAGCTAGAAAAGGTTACTCTTATGACAGAAAACCCAGAGTCTTATGTTGGGCGTGGAACCTATGACGACATGGATGAGCTTATGTGGGAAATAAATAATGAATTGAAAGGAGAATAATATGAGAGAAGATAGAATTACACAGCAAGACTGTGTGTTACGCTGGTGGAAAGAACATAAGTATATTTCTACAGCAGAGTCCTTTAGCGACTTGTATATCTTAGATTTACAGGGGGTTATTAGGAACTTAAGAGAGAAAGGTTTTAACATAGCTAGTAAGTGGGTGTATACTCATAACATCTATGGTAAACCTGTTAAGTATAAACGGTATTGGTTAGAAGAAATCAATTACAAACAAGTGAAAGGATATTAAAATGGGACGTTATTATAGCGGTGACATTGAAGGTAAGTTCTGGTTTGGTGTGCAGTCTAGCACAGCAGCAGATAGGTTTGGGGTTCAAGGAACTGAACCTTGCTACGTAACTTATTACTTTGATACAGATAACTTGCAAGATATTAAGGACGAACTAGAACATATTAAAAAGAACTTGGGTAAGTATAAGGAACTTCTTGATAAGTTCTTTGACGGTAAGGGAACCTATACATTTGAAGAGCTACAGGAATACCTGGGTGTAGACGAAGAAAAACGTAACTATCTGTTGTCTGAATACGCAGACTTAGGTCTTGGTGAAAAGATTTTAAAGTGCGTAGAAGAAAATGGAGACTGCACGTTTGATGCAGAACTTTAATTGAAAGGAGTATAGTATGAAAGTAAAAGAACTAATTAGCTTGTTGAAAAAGTTACCGCAAGATGCTATAGTCTTGTTGTCTAGTGATGACGATGGTAATTCTTATAGTCCATTAGATATAGGTTATGGGGCTGGTAACTTTGACAAAGAAAAAGGAACCGTTGTAGACCCTGCTAACTTCATATACACTATGAATAAAGAAGATATGCATGGGGATTATATTATTTTATATCCACAATAAGGAGGTTTAACATGGACTTGAAAAAGTATTACAACCTGTTAGTTAGTCTTGAAAAGACCGCTAAGTTAGCAAGGAAAGCAGAGCTTGTTGAATGTGCTACAGAACTGGAAGAAATGTATGACTTGATTAACGATGTATATTGTGAAGCTATTGAACAAGCTAATGAAATCAAAAGAGAACAAGATAAAGGAGGTCATTATGACGACTAATAAATATGATGCTAGCGAAGCACGTAGGTTTTACAGTGGTTGTCCTAACTTTGTAACACCTGATGCTATCGCTTACAAGACTACACCTAACTATTACGTAGAGCTAGCTAAAGGATTCTTTATGGGTAGTTGGATGTATGGAGTCACAGTTAGAGATAAGTGTGACAAAATAGAAGACTCAGAAGATAGTATGGGTCTAAGTAAGAGCTTCTTCAATGAGGATGAAGCTCGTTTGTATTATAGAAACATTTGGTAAAGGAGAAAAATATGTTTTACAAAAAGAAAAAACTCATTAATAAAATGAAGAAACTTAACTTAACATACAAAGACTTGGCTGATTTAACTGGATACAGCTATGGGCACATTGCTCACGCTATGAATGGAGACTATCAGATGTCTACTCGTATGCGGAACAAAATCTTAGAAGCTTTTAATCAAGTTAATCCCACTGAAGATGTTAAAGTTATTGAGGTTAAAGACGAACTCGTTGATAAAGAGAAAAAGTATCTTACTACTGTTGAAGAAGTAACAGCTCTTAAAGATACAAATACAATTATTTATATGGACGATAGCGACAAAACATTTAAGTTTGTCAATGGAGTTCTCTGTTCGTTTGAGCACGACACAATATTTGTTAATGATTACTTGGGTATCACGAACAGTGACAAGTATATCTTGGTAGATAAACAAGTTGTTGAAGCTACAAAAGAAGACATCGGAAAAGTATGTAAGTTCTGGGATGAAGCAGAAGATTCTAATAACTTTGGGTTACTTGAAGCAATTTGGGACAAAGATGAACACGTATATGCGTATCAAAAAGAATTAGGTTCAGCATACAAACATTGTCGGGTAATAACACCAAAGGAAGTTAAACAATTAACTGGATATGAAGTGAAAGGAAAATAAAATGTATAAGAATAACTTTGACTGCAGTAGCACGGGCATTAACATTGAGGTTGATGCCTGCTATGATACTTGCTTTGCTCATTCAATATATCAAGAAACGTATGAGACGTTATGGAATCGTAGGGGCACAAGAGCATTGTGTATTAGACGCTATGACTTTAAAGATAGCACGCCTGACAAGCTGAGTGATGTAGGTGTATTTAAGACGGGCAAGCACGGGCCAATACCTAAGCAGGTTATGGTTGATATTCTTAATGAGTATTCAGATTACTGTTATGATACACAATCGTTTACAACAAAAGAATTATATGACGAGCTTAAGAGTATAGATATTAAGTACTTGCCACGGATTACAGAAAGCAACGAGTTCCAACACTACTATCATTTAGATAAGAACTATGCTTTGTATGGTTCAAGTGGTTATTGTCAGGGGGACTTCGCTTACGTCTTATGTCGTGCAGAAACATTAAAGAACCATCGTCACTTAATTGACCACGAATTATGGGACTGTCCTATTTCTGCTTTCATATCTATAGCTGGTGTAAGATATGAATATAGCGACTTTATAGACGACCAATATGACTGGTGCAAGGGAGAATTCATTAAGAAAGTTGTTGATAAATACACAACAGACATAGAAGTAAAAGAGTTCTTGTCTCGTCAGTTAAACGATATGTTACAACAGGAGTTAGATTATGTTTAGTATCTTTAAAAAAGCTGGGGAATTAAACCACGACATTCTCTTACTTGAAGTTATAGTAGGAAAGTGTAATGAGTTTGATGGATCGTGGACTACACATATCATTAGTAATAATGACTGGAAGTCTGTTCGTTTTTTAAATAAAAGAGGGTTGATTAAGTATTTTACTACAGGTAAAGAAGATGTATACACAATTACACCAACTTTATTCTGTTTATACTTGACAAAGATTAAGAAATATGATATAGCTAGAGTGTATCACGAAGCAACTAAGTTGTATGATTCAATAGGGGAGATGAAAAATGCCAGCAAAAAGAGAAGAGTTTTACCTTAATGGTAAAAAGATATTAAAACAAACACTTAATAAATACATCAAGTGGGCCGCTGTTTTGTCTGCCATTAAGAACGGAGCTAATGACTCTGTTTTAATTGGAGAACGTCTTGGCAATGGTGCTAGACTATTCCTTTGTCCTATGAAGAGGGAGGGCTTTATCTATGCTAGCAGCAGAACTACTGACGCTATTTATTATGTAACTGAAAAAGGAGAACAACTTATTAATGACATTAAACAATATGAAAAGGAGAACAAAAATGAAGAGATCTGAATGTTTGGATGTAGCAAACAAAATAGTGAACGGAGACAGACAACAGTCTTATGGTACTCCTGAACACAACTTTAATCGTATAGCTGAGATGTGGACTACATACTTATCTGGACGCAATGAAGAACGTCTTGATTATCTTACTGCTAAAGACGTAGCAATTATGATGATGCTGTTAAAGGTAGCCAGGTTAATGAGTGGGACATCAACTCAAGATAGTTGGATAGACATCTGTGGCTATGCAGCTTGTGGGTGTGAAATAGATACGGAGGAATAATATGACAACGATTGTTATTATAATTTTGTTAATTATTTTTGTTAAAATGTTATTAGACTAGGAGGTAAATATGTTTCACGTTGTGGTAGGACCAGAAGTAGACGATCCAGTTATGGTTAAGTGTTGTGTGTGTTGTGAAGAGTTTGATGTAGATGGTGGTGATGTATACCCTATTGGGTCGTATGAAGAAGTTTGGATTTGTGATGACTGTCTTAAAGAAATAAGGAGGGACGATGACTAATTATGAAGACTTAACAGAAGAAGAAAGAGACATGGCTGAAGCTATGATAATCAAAGCTAATGAACGCAATGTCTTGGTTAATCAGAACCTGTTTGCTGTAGCTAAAGCACGCTGTAAACTAGGGCTAGATATTACTGTCTGTCCATGTCATAAACACGATATAGATAGAGGGTGTATATCAGCTAAATGCTATAGGGAAATACAAGAAACAGGACGGTGTAGCTGTAATTGTTTTGAAAAATAAGGGGGTCATATGAAATATAAATTAAAAGTTTATTCTACTGAATGGTGTTCTGAATGTAGGTTTGTCAAGAAACAACTTGAAGATAACGGCATTGAGTTTGAAGTGGTTGATTTAGATAAGCACCCTGAAGAAGCTGATGCCCATAACATTGACGAGATGCCGGTCATTATTGCTTTCAACGGAGACAAAGAAGAAAGTAAATGGACTGTAACTTGTGGTAATGTATTGTCTTGGGTTAAGTTCTTGGAGACTTAATATGACAACAGAAGAACAAATCAAAGCAGTAAATAAACAGATAGCTTTCTTAGAAAAGTTTAGTGATAAGCTGACTCAAGGTAAACAAGAAAAGCTTATTGAACTTAACTATACTGTTGAATGTTTAAGAGAGGTTGTTAAGATACTTGAAAACATATCAACACTAAGAGAGTCGTTAGTTAAAATAACGCAACAAATAATATCATAGGAGGTATTATGGACAGAGAAGAGAGTAAGTTTATTCGTCACGAACCCTGTCCATACTGCCATAGCAAAGATAACGTGGGCATATATGATGATGGACACGCATATTGCTTTGGCTGTAATAGGACGTGGCAAATAGACAAAGAAGAACTAGAACAATATAAAATGTATCAGCAAAGAGAAAGGAGTAGATTTATGCCAGAGACAGTAACATTACCTGGGCAACAGTATGGTATACCAGACAGAGGTATATCTCTTGATACGTGTAAAAAGTTTGGGGTTAAAGTAACATTAAATAATCAAGGAGTAACAGAACACTTCTATCCTTACTACGATAAGGACGGCAATCTTATAGCATACAAGAAAAGAATAGTTAATGGTAAGTCATTCTCTTGGACTGGTAATGCTAAAGATAGTGTACTATTTGGTATGAATGCCTTCCCTAAGGGTGGTAAGTATGTTACAGTATGCGAAGGAGAATGTGATTGTATGGCCTGCTATCAAATGTTTAGCGGTACTGGTGCATATGTATCATTAAAGAACGGTAGCAAGGATTTAAAAGCAGTAAAGGATGCTTATGAATGGTTAGATAGCTTTGAAAATATCATTGTCTGTGTAGATGGCGATGCACCTGGAAGAGAATGTTCACATAAGATAGCTGAGGTACTACCACCTGGAAAGGTAAGAGTTGTTAAGATGCCAGAGAGTCCTAAGGATGCTAATGATTTCTTAAAGCTAGGTAAGGTAGAAGAGTTTAAGAAATTGTGGTGGCAAGCAGAAGATCAAAGGCCTGAAGATGTAGTTAATATCAACTCTACATTAGAAAGAGTCTTAACATACAGAGAGTCTCACGACTATATACCTACTCCTTGGTCTGGTCTTAATGAGCTTATACAGGGTACTAGAGCAGGACAATTAGTTGTCTTGACTGCAGGTAGCGGACAAGGTAAGAGTTCGTTTATGAGAGCTTGGATGCTTGATTTGTTACGTAAGAACAGAGACATTAAGGTAGGCTGTTTCTTTATGGAAGAATCTATTGAAGAAACTATTGTATCTATGATGTCTTTAGCTGCAGGTGAAAACCTAAAGCGAACAGAAATATGGGACAGCAAGACTAAAGAAGAACTGACAGGTTACTTTAAAGAGGTTTTGTTTGATGGTCGTATTGAAATGTTTGAACCTAAAGAAAATATGACACCAGATTACATTGTTAATAAGATTAGGTATATGGCTATGGCTAAGAACTGTAAGATTATATTCTTAGATCACCTGTCTATCTTAGTAGACTCATCTGACAATGTTCGTATGGATTTAAATAGACTATGTAAAGATGTACATCAGCTGTGTGTAGGCTTGGGTATCACAGTAATAGCTGCAATCCACCTCCGTAAATCACAGTCTAATGTGGACCACGAATCAGGTGCAGAGGTTAGACTAGATGATATTAAAGACTCATCATCAGTCAAACAATTATCTGATGTCGTTATTGCATTTGAACGTAACGGACAGTCTGATGTAGAAAAGATACAGAACTTAACTAAAGTCAGAGTCTTAAAGAACAGAGACTTTGGAGAAAAAGGATTAGCTTGTGGCCTTATGTACGACAGAAAGACTACACGCTTAGACGAGATCCCTAAAGAGGTTGCTATGGATATTGAACACGCAGTCTTTACAGAGGATAGCGAGTAAGTAACTTTTGCTTATTCGTTCTTAAACGGTGCAGTAAGCATCGTAAAAAAAAATATCTTGACATTTAAAGCATTTTGTGCTATAAGGGTTGATGTCAAGATAATAGCCAATAGTGGCACAACAATTAACAGAAAGAAAAACAAAATGACAAGACAAACAATCTTTAAGCAAATTAATAATGTCCAACTTAAATGGGCCTTCTTAGATAAGGTTAATGACAAAGGACAATATCCTTCTTATAAGTATGAAGTAGTTGTATCTATGGACTACGACCAGAAGGAAGCTTTAATGGCTCTTCCACACAGTCCTAAACAAAACGTTAAGGAAGTGGATGGTCGTTATGAGTTCCGCTTTAAAGCCAAACCAAAAGACGGACACAATCCAATTAAGATTCTTGACCGTAACCAAATCGTTATGCCGCAAGAACAAGTATCTAAGATTGGTAATGGAACTATTGCAACAATCAGAGTCTACAGTTACAACACAAAGTTCGGAGACTTCATTGGCTTAGATGCCATTAAGGTAAATGAACTAAAAGAATACGTAGCTGGCGGAGTCGGTGGATTTGAAGACGATGGTTATGCTGCTGTTGTAGAATCAGTAGGGACAGAAGAATCTCCGTTCTAAGCTCCTCTGAAAGGGCCAAATGAAAAAGAAGAATGTAGTTAAAGATATATATACTTACTTAGAGAAGTATCCTAAGGTATCTGACAAGGATGCTAAACGGTTAGCTAATATGATAGCTGCTGTAGTTACTGAAAAGCTACAGCACTATCGTAAGCCATCGTTGTCTATGTCTTCTATTGGCAAACCTGCTAGACGCTTATGGATGGACATTAAGTATCCACAGAAACCAGATGGACAAGCTAGACTTAAGTTCCTTTATGGCGACATCATAGAACAGCTTGTTATATGGTTATTGCAGCAAACGGGACATAAGGTTACTAAGACTCAAGCTAAAGTTGAAGTCAATGGAGTTCCTGGTAGTATTGATTTATTATTAGATGGAGAATTAAGAGATGTCAAAAGCTGTTCATCACACGCATTTAAAAAGTTCAAAGAAGGTACGCTTCCTGAAAACGATCCTTTTGGATATTGTGCTCAACTTGCTGGCTATAATACTCATTTCAAGTCTGCTCACCCTGGTTTCATTGCACTTAATAAAGAGTCAGGAGAAATCTGCGAGTACTTACCAGATCCAGAATGGGATTTACCGAATGCTAAGGCGGTAATAGCTTGTTCTAAACAGGTGATGAGCAGAAAGGATATGCCATTAACTCCGTGTGAACAACCTATACCATTTGGTAATTCTGGGAATATGTCAGTGCCTACTTGTTGTAAGTATTGTGCTCACTTAAAGAAATGCTGGCCTAATGCCAGAGCTTTTAAGTATTCAACTGGGACTGAGTACTTAACTGTTGTGAAGAAAGTCCCTAATGTAAAGGAAATTAAACTATGAAAATTAAAGATGTATTTGGGTTTGGGAACATTACGTTAACAGGAACTAATGGTGGTGTTGTTAATTTAAATCCTAAAAACATTGTATATCTTCAACAAGAAGATACGCATACTAAAATTGGATTATCCATGGGTGGAAACTTCTGTGTAATTATTGAAGTTAAACAAACTCCAGGCCGTATTAAACAAAAGGCTAACAACTTGGCTGCTAAACAAGATAAGATTCATCAACAGATGGAAGAAGAAGCTAGAGCTAAAGCACAAGAGGGATTCTTTGATAAGTATCCTAAAACTAAAGCTGTCTTCCAAGAAGAATCTGCCGAGTTAAACAAACAATAAGAGACGAGGAGGGAGACTATGGGGAACGAATCGTTTATAAATGCCGTCTGTGATGTATATACAGTTGAAGACATAATGAACTTGTTGAATCTTGATGATGAGTATATTATTAAACACTTCCTCAAGTCTCTTGTCTTGTCGCATAGAGATGAGTTTGTTGACATCTGTGACATGGAGGCCTAGATGATAGTATGTGGTATTGATCCTGGCGCTAATGGTGCTATAGCAATTATAGACTCAGATCTTAATGTGTTTATGGTAGCTGATATGCCTAAGGACAATCAGACGTTTGTAGATATTATCAGAAACAACAGATACAAACCAGACAAAACTTATCTTGAAGATGTTCACGCATTACCTAGACAATCTACTGTAGCTTCGTTTACATTTGGAAAGAACGTAGGCAAGGCAGAGCTATTATCAGAGTGCTTAGGTAATGTAGAACTAGTCTCTCCAACTGTATGGAAGAAAGCTTTAGGGTTGAAACGTATAGAAGGAGAGAATAAAACAGCATACAAACATAGGTCAATAGCTTTAGCTAAAGAGCTGTTCCCTGAATGTGCTAAGCACCTTACTGCTAGTAAGGATGGTAGAGCAGAAGCTTTGCTTATTGCTCGTTATGGATTATTAAATGAAAGGAAAAAAATAAAATGTTAGATATATTATTATTTGTATTATTTTTAGGGTTAAAGTTAACTAATCAAATAGATTGGTCTTGGTGGTTTGTGTTTATGCCGCTGATTATTGGTTGGTTGATATACTTTATTAAGAATTATAAATACTTATAAAAAAGTGAAAGGGTGTATATGTTAAGATATGATTTTTATTTTAAGGGTAAGTTTATAAAAAGCTTTGACAGCTACGACAAAGCTAAGAAATTAGTGACGTGGAATGAGAGCCTGACTCATCCTAAAGATTTGTACGAGATTAAAACTGTTCAGGTATTTGAAACTAATAAAAAAGAAAGGGTTAAATAATGAAAACAGAATTAGAAAAAGAAGACGTTGAACAAATTAAACAATCGTTACAAAAACTAAACATCATTGACAATACAGGATTTACTTGGAGAGAACGTTTAGCTATATTCTTTACAGTCAAAGTAATACTTTGGTTGTCAAAAGATACGTCATTGTTTAATGCAGATATACACTGTCTTAAAGAAGATATACTTGACGGTATAAAAATAAACAGGAGGTAGTTATGACTTGGGAAGAACTAAAAGAAGAAGCTAAAAAAATGGGGGCTGAAATAATCAAGGGGATTGTTGGCGATTTAACATACGAAGTTATTGTATTTAATCATTTTAGATTTTATAGAGATGGAGAAATTACTTATCCAGATTTTCTACCTTTAGAGGATAGACATTTTGTATCAAAGGATAGAACCCCAGACCAAATGTATTCCATTATGAAAGCTCTACAATAAAGGAGGAAGGATGAAAGATATACAAATTAAAGGTGCTGAGGATTATGGAAAACTATGTTGTTTTCTTGATGATGAAAATAATGAAGTTTATGGGCATCTATCTTTATTTATGAAAGCCATTAGCAATAATCCTAACGAAAGAGATTTGTATTTTAGAAGAGAAGACGGAAAACCATATCGTATAGCTTGGAAAGTGAAAGAAGAAGAAGTCAAAGCGACCTGTAAGTAATACTGATGAGTCGTTCGGAAATACCGAACAACTGAAAAAGGAGTTGTCAAGGATTACTGAACAACTGAAAGAAGCTAGTGAGCTAATAAATGACTATTTACACGATGCAAAAGATTGTTTTACTGTTGGACGAATTAACAGATATAAAGAGAAGTGGTGTGTAAAATAATGGACCTAATTAGATTTAATCTTAGTTTTTTACCAGTAGAAGTGTTTGTTTCTTTTTGTGCAGACGGATATAATAGACTGTGTAAGAAAAAGAAGTATGATATTGATATGTCTTATCTTGATTCAAACGCAGCTATGACACGTTTAATTACAGAAAAAGACAAGGAACCTGTAATATGTATTTGTTTTGATTTAAAGTATCTTAAGAAACAAGATAGGTGTGTTGCTGCTGGATTGGTAGCTCACGAGTGTGTACATACATTAGCTTATATATGTGATGCTATTGGACAATCTGAAAGGAAAGATAATGAATGGGAAGCGTATCTATTACAACAGATGGTAGTAGACATTCTTCAGTTTGTTTATGGAGAAGAAAAATAAGGGGCTTTAAGTAGCCCCTTTATTGTTATTTTAATTCAGTACCAGTTTCCATCATAGCTTGCCATACTACTATTGGCTTAACTGTTACAACTCTTCCGTTCTTATAGAACAGATCTGTATACTTAGCAGCTATGTGACGAATTATACCCTCGTTCTGTTTGTCTAGATGCATTTGTTTTTTAGGATTCTTCTCTTCTCTTATTTGTTTTGCAACAGCTTCAAGGGTTTGTTTGTCTGCGTCAGACACACCTGGAGTCCTATACAATAACCCAGCACAGTATCTGCTAGTTAAATTATTGTCTGATCTTGGTGCATACTGTTCACAAAGTTTCATAACATCTCCCTTAAACCGTTCCACCTTAGTTGTAGCATCATATATTGCTTCTTTTATTGCGGCCTGTGGGGTCTTGAATGAGGCAAACCCTGTAGATTTGTTCTTTCCTCTTGTGTTAAATATATTGTTATTCTTTTTTGCGGACTTTCCCATGCTAACAATTTCAAAATCATTTACTGTTTCTATTGGTGTGTTGTTTTCTGTCAGCTTTTCAACTGGAAGCACAGCTGCCTCTGCACTCTTAACGCCAACAATAGAATTAAATGTATCAGCTATAGTGCTTCCAACTTTAGACAAGAACTGACTCATTTCATTGGTTGCCTGTTCTGCTGTCATACGTTGTGCTTTTACTTCCCCAGTCAAAAACTTTCTTAGGTCTTTATACTGCTTAGTATCGTAAATAGAAGTCATATTGACTTTACCATTGTCTGTTTCTATTGTCTTTGGTTGCTCTCCAATAGATTCTATTGCCGTATTAGCATTAGCAGTCGGTTCTTCTTTCTGATTGGATTCCATACCAGCTCTTAAACCTCTTGCCAATACACTTTCAACTACCGTTCCTTCAAGAGGTGTTCCTTTAAGCATTCCATTAGCTGCCATATTGGCTGTAGAGTTAATCATACTTTGAATACTGCCTTTAGCATCTGGCACACCAGCCATTGTGATACCTTGCGATACAATATCTTTAACATCTTTTTCAGACATACCAATTCTACGCAGCTTGTTGGCGTAGTCATTAAGCATACTATTAATAGCTTTAGCATTAGCACCTCTTACTTGCATAGGATCGTCTACGTCTTGTGTAGTACCAGTACCTACAGCAACATTATTAATAGCTCTAAACGCACGTTGCAACCATCCTTCTCCTTCTTGTGGAGCTAAGTTAGCTTGGACAAGAGATTGAATGTTTGTCTGTATATCAGCAGGGATGGCTTGCTTTAATGCGTCTATGTTTTGATCTGCATAATCAGACGGCAATGTAAGCAGCCAGTTATCTTGATAAGAATCAATTTGTTCTAATAAGTTTTGATTAGAAGCTATACTCTGTGGTTGGCTTGCTTGTCTACCCGTTAATACAGCACGAGCATCAGACTGTTGTAACGGCATATTGTTATTCTGAGCCATTAAAGACACAGACATATTAGATACTCCACCAGGGATAAGCGTATGTCCGTTAGCTGTAGCACCAATTAACTCAAGGTCTTCCCTTAATGTTTTTCTTGCATTAAGAGAACCATAAGCTTTTTCTAGTGTTGCTGGATCTTTTCCATACATAATATATATAGCTTGATCTTCAGCTGAGCCAGTAGTACCTATCTGATTGCGTTTAAAATCCATCCAAGAGTTCTGATATTCTACAGTTTTCTTTAATGCTTCTTGTCTTTCTTTATCCGATTGTGCTAACAATCTATCAGCAACACTTCTAGCATAGAAGTCTGCTTGTTGTTTGCTTAAGACTGTGCCAGTAACTGGGTTAACCTTCTGAGATAGAGACATAGACAAGCTATTAACAAAAGCTTCTGTGTCATTTGGTGTCCACTTGCCAGAGTATAAAGCAACTCTAGCGTCTCTAGGGAATAATTGAGCTGCATACATAGCTGTTTCATCTAATAATCCACTTCTACTTGCCAACGTTTGTTCATCCAAAGAATCCCCAAGAGTTATCGCGTGGTCAAAAGCAGCTGTTAACCTAGCTTGCACAGAAGATATTTGTTTACCAGCTTCTATCTGTGCAGCAGGAGTTTGAGAAGCAAACGATGGGTCCATACTTATAGCAAGCTTAGCCATCTCTTCATTCTGTGTTTCTTGCATTGCCACCAACTGTTCTTTCCCCTTTTGTTCAGACATACGAGTATAAGTCTTTTCTGGTTGAGCACCGTTAGCATTTAATACTGCGTGAATCTTGGGAACAGATACAATGCCAGAATATTTATTTACAACCTTATCTATTTCAATTTCTTTTTGGCTTGCAGTCATCATATTGCTAGGTGTGCGTTGAATATTATACACTTCAAGATACATATCAGACTCTGCTTTATTCTCTGCTTCTTTAGCAGCTTGATCTTGTTGTGCTTTGAAAGTGTCTGCAACGCCTTTGATTCCACGACCAAGACCTTCACCTACGCCTTCCCACGGATTGTAGTTGCTAACATAATCTGGAGTAGCATTACCAACGCTACCGCTTGGAGCCATAAAAGCTCCTAGATTAACGTTCTTAGCTTGTCTTAGTGTTCTTGTTTCTAAAGTTTCGTTTGCCATTTGTTTTCCTTTCCTTAATCATTGTATTCTTGTTGGCGTTCAAAAGCTTCTTCTGATGCTTTTCTGTATTCTTCTTTATATCTTTCTCCATCTTGTAACATATTTTCAAGAAGTTTAATATAACGTTCTTGTTTTACGCCACGCATATTATCTGGAGAATAGATCATATGGAATATTTTGTTGGCTAAATCTGGATTATCTTCAGCCATAGCTCCTATGAATGTTCTAATCTGTTTCAATCTCATGCGTTGAACTTCATCAGAAGGAGCGTTAAGAGCATAACCAAGCATCTGTTGTGCTACTTTCTTTTGTTCTTTTTCGTCTTCTTCTAAGCGTGTCTTCTCTGCAAGTATTAAAGAGTATTGATCGTCAGTTATATCTTTAATTCCTAATGCCGTACATAGACTATCTAAAGCCGTTTGAGAACCAACAGATAGCTGTCCATTATAAGAAAGTTTAGATCCAGTCTTTAGCGAATAATAAGCAGCTAACATATTGCTCATACCACCAGGCAGTTGTTTCTCTGCAGCAAGACGTTGATTCATTCCTTCTAAGAAAGCCCCGAAGTCTCTGTCTTCTACATCTAAAGACAAGTAATCTGCAAAGTCTTTGTAGATAGAAGCTGCTGTACCAAATGGTTTAACCAACATAGAAGCAGCTGGTGGCATACCTACCAAGCTGTTGTCTAACGCCATAGAGAATAAATCTCCTAGGCCTACAGACCAAGCAGCACCAAAGCTCTTATTGTTACCTGCTACCATAGATATGTAGTCTACAAGACCATGGTAAGCCATCTCTTCCATTGGTGTATAATGTTCGTTCTCGTTTCCAGTAATAGAAGCGTAAATCTTTGGAGCATATTTACCACCAACAATACCTTTAAAGCCACCGAATACTGCCTGACCTAATAATAATCTTGACTTCTCGCCAGCTGTTAGTTCTGCATCAAGCATACTTTCTAAGAATCTCATCTGGTATCCTTTAAACTGAGTCAAGAAACCATAGAAACCTCTCTGCATTTCTGATGTACCAGCTCTACCCATATTCATATATAGGTTCTGTTGCTTAACAACGAGGTTAGCAAAGTCAGCAGCTGTCATAGTGCTAGCTCTAAAGCCTTCATCATACGCCATCTTAGCAGCCTGTATAGCTGTAAATGTACGGTTAGCATATTCCCCTTTAAGATAGAACGAAGCGGGATCTAACCAGCTTGTACCAGACAAAGCAGCTTCTCTTGTTCCTAATTCAAAAGCTCCGGCAGGAGAAGCCTGCGTGTATACGTCTAACTTCTTAGCTATATTAGCTACTTCTTCTAACTCATTAGCTTTACCTAGACCAAAAGTCTTAACCGCTTTACGCAATACACTCTTATCATTACTATTCATATAAGCAAGGATCGGGAAGTGATATGTGGCTGTATATGTACCGGACACTGGGTGCATATTAATAGCGTTGAACGAAGCAGAAGCTTGTGTCCAAAGCTGTTTAGGATTATAGCCAGACAGGTACCAGTTAAATGTCCAAGCTTTTGCTTTACGTACAGGATTGCCGGCAGCTAATGCACGGTAGAAAGCTAGTCTGTTTGGCCCAGCATCTTTCAAATCTGGGACTAATTTATCTGCGATCTTATACATACTTCTTTCTAGCATCTCATCCCATGGTGTAACGGTAGACATCATACGTCTATAGTTCATTTGAGCATTGTATATCTGATTAGCTACATCATCTGGAATCTTACTCTTATGCTCTCTTGGGTTAAAGTATAATAAGTTATTCAATGGCGATCTGTTCTTGTCTAAATACAAATCAAAAGCAGACTGGAAGTTGTCAGCATATAACTTCGTGTAATCATCCACACTACTATATCTTGCCATATTCTCCGCAGCTACAGTCATTTCTTCCATAGCATTTAGGCGAGGAGCTTCTTCAAAATTGAAAGGATTAAAGATATTAGAATCACTCCTCATTTTCTTCTGAAGGACTTTTTCGCTATTCGTATACTGTGACGTAGACGCTCCCTTAAAATTAAAATCCTTTACCTCTTGTCCTTCAAACAATATCTGTTCTCCGTCTCTCTTAAAGACAAGCTTAGCATCTGGGTGTAAACTAATTAAAGCATCATCTCCCTGCGTTAGCTTATAAAAATCTTCAAAGTTTCCTACCGCTTCCCAACCAGCAATATTCTGTATGTCTTTCTGTGCAGCAGCCATACTCTTTCCTTTAGATACTTTAATGGCTTCTTGCCTAAAAGCTTCTAATGTATCGGTAGCCTTTTCAACTTGTGTAACAGCTGGATGAGCAAACAGCGTTCTTATTTCAGATGGAATTGTTTTCTTTTCTCCGCTGGCTAACTCAACTGTAGTCGGAATAACCTGTTTAACAAAGCCAGACCCTTGAGAGAATAACATACGCCCTGGTTTATAAGCAAACATAGTATCCATTACTGTCGGTGTCGTGGCATTAAAAGAAGCATTATTAATAGCAACGATGTTATCCCCATCTATAGCGTGTGTTAATCTTACAAAGTTAACATTTGCACTCTTAATATCAGACATAGGAATCTTTGTTACCTTTGGAACAAGCTGATTATCTTCCTCAACTACATCTGTTACCATATTAATATATGCTCTGTCAGGCCTATCTACTATCTGTCCAAGACCAAGACGAGACTTACCGAAGTAAATATTTTTAACATCATTAGCCATCATACCTTCAGATGTACTCTTCATCTTAGACAGCCAAGAAGCATCATCCATAATCTTTAATGCTTTGTATCCTTCAATAACATCATCCGTAACACCGGCTTTCTTTAACGCAGCTGTAGTAAAGTAAGCTCCTTGCTTAGATGTCTCTTCTCTTAAAGCATCAAGTACAATATTGTTCTTACTCTTGACGGATTTAAGTTTTTTAAAGTACGGATTAAATAGACGCAAGACTCTACCTTCGTCTGCTTGCTTTAAATTGTTTAATACACGGCTTGCGTAGTCAGATGTTAAATTAGCTCCGAGCAAATAACGTCCAATGAAAGATTTAGAGAACTCCTTGTTCTTTGTCTTTCCTGCTAATTCGCTTTCTTTAATAGCTTTAGAAACTAAATCTCCCAATGCAGCAGTCTTGTCACTATCTAAGAAGTCACGCTGTATCTTAACATATGGCCCAGTACTGTCTACAACTACTTCTGCTGTATTTTCTGTTACAAATCCTTTATATGTACCATTGCTCAAGTTAAGTTTGTCTGCAAATTCTTTTGCTTTCTTAACAGAAGCAAATGGTTTATCGTAGTTCTTACCAGTACCAACCTTAGTATATAAAGAAAACCCTTTGTCGTTAGATAACATATTAATATCTTCAAGATTAACTTTATAATTAAGCTTTTTGTTTAAGTAGTTGTTTGCAAACTTTTGTAATACTTCTCCCTCTACTTCTTTTTTTATGTCTTTAATCAATCCACCGTCTAAAGCTTCTGCTAATGAGATAGCCTTTGAAGCATCTTGAGCATCTTCTATTCCTTGCATAGCATCAGACAGTATATCCATCTTTTGAGTAGACAGGACAGATGACGTCTTATAAGCATTAGCGCTAAATGCAGACGGCATACCATTTTCTAACCACTCTCTACCAGCATTCTTAATAGCGTTAGATGTAGCTACTGGATCAAGCGTTCTTTCTGCCACAGACATAGACATAAGACCATCTAATCCAGCCTGTGCCGCTTTCTTGTTACCAACAATACGAAGCATACTTAATGGCTTTGTAGCTAACTTTCCAATACCTGCTAAAGCATCAAAGCTAGTAGCGATTTTAGAAGTTTCTAAGGCACTCTTAGCTACTCCCTTTGCCAGACTACCAGTGCTGACTGCTGCCACTTTACCAGCAGTTGCTCCTGCCTTTACGATAGGAACTAATCCAACTATCTCTGCACCAAACGCAAAACGATTTAATCCTATTGTTGTGTTACGTACTTGATTCCAGAAGTTAGAACGGTCACCTAGAGTTAACCCAGGGTCTTCTAACAAGTCTTGGTCTATATCATTAAGCAATTGTTTGAAGTCATTGATAGAGCCAGTAGCAGCTCTACGTAAACCATTCCTAGCTGCTTCTGCTACCTTGTTCATATTCCAACTGTCACCTATAGCTTTTACTTCTGGTGCGTCTCCCAATCTGTTTTTAATTATGTTTTTAAAGCGTCTAGCAGCGTTCCAATTTTCTTCAAATGGTAGGATAGCTGACACACCTATCGCTGCCTTTGTAGCTATGTTTCTTTCGTTATTACGGGCATCTGCTTTGGTAACCATATCATCTAGTGCTTGATAATTAGCCATAGTATTCTGCATAGACTCGTACAAACGAGCAGACCCATCTTCTGCATCAAGATAACTAGATTGCATAATAAGATTGTCACTAGCTTGATTAACGCATCTTTGTTCTGCTAACGCTACATATAAACCTGCGCCATATGCTTGGTTATACGCTTGCTGTGTCTTATATAATTCTACAGCCATAGAAGAAGGTAGTCCACGTTCAACAAGCTCTGTAATAGTAGAGTAAGTTTGATTCTTCATATTGTCTTTAGCTGTCTCGTCAAAGATACGGTTCAGTTCATCTGCATCTTGATATGAGTTAATGGCGTTAGCAACGTCATTGTTTAATTCGTCTAGCTTACTGTTGTATATATTGCGAACAGATTCTGGAAGTTCTGACTGAAGTTCATCAGTTACGTTTGATGGAGTATATACTTGATTAGATGGTATGTAACACATCTGTGGTAAAACATAATCACTAGAAGTTGTTTCTTGCGTTGTAACAAAATCTTTATCTGCCATTTGTTTCTCCATTAAGCATTAAGTTTCGGGCCAAATTGTTCATTGTACTGATAATATGGACCATACATTTGTCCATAATTAACCCCCGTCACAGTTGTTTGTTGAGTTGTTTGCTGTGGCGTATTCGCTTTCGCTGTTGTAGCATAAGCACTTGATATTCCAGAACCTAGATCAAGAATGCCATTCGTAATAGATTGAATCTGTTGAGCAGAAACAGCATTCTTTTTAGCTCTTGATAGGTAGTTAGCTTGTTCTACGGCTCTACCCCTGTCTACAGACATATATTCAACTATGTTAGCCGTCTGACTACCGATAGAAGATAACGTGGCTTGAGCTCCAGAGCCTTCTTCTGTTCCTGCTGCTACTGCTGCAGCTAAGTTAGAAGCTCTAGAGATACGAGCTTGTCTAATCTGGGCCAATAAGCTTTGACGATATGCTTCTTGTTCTCTTTGCTGTTGTATAGCGGCTGCTTTCTGCGCATACTTTCTTGCTTTCTTTGCCTTGCCTCCAGACATAAAGCCACCAACACCACCAATTACGCCACCAACAACTGCTCCAACAACAGCTCCTACTCCTCCAAAAGCTGCTCCAGCTGCTGCCCCTGTTGCTGCTCCACCTAATGCGCCACTTGTTGCTCCGCTTGCTTGTTCGTTCATTTTTTAAATCCTCTCGCATCTATACCTATTGCACATAGACGGAAGTCTTTGTTTCCGTCATTTTCAAATCTTAATTGTAACGCTTTGCCAGTACCACGTACTCTTGTCTTTGTAATTACGAACTCCCTATATTTATCAAATTCATTTGGACGATATGTTTGTTGTTTTGAATCCCACTCAAAAGAGTCGTTACTTAACGCCCATCCCCAGTGAGCAGACATAAAACATCCAGACTGGAACATATTTCCTTCTTCACTCCTTTTATATGTTGTTGTAATATAAGGAGCTTGTTTATACATATATTTATCATTAAACAATATAGGATGCGTTATGAGATAACTTGAATAATCATAACCATTACCTTTTAGATCACCAATAGCCCAGTCTTTGTGTTCAATATTAGTACAGTTAGCAAACGTAACACGCATACTATCACCATCTATTACAAGATAAGACAAACTATCAAAGCCAATATAATCTTCATCCTTTTTTGTTATCTCCACAACAGAAGAGTTGACGTATACTGTTTCTCCATTTACTTCTACAATAGCCTTAGGTTTGGTATTAATAGGAACTTTTAATTCAATGGCGTCAACAATAAACGGAGACGATAGTTCTGTTAAAGGAATCTTTCTAGGCGTCCATGTATTGCTTATAATATTATATTTCAAAACGGCGTCTAATTGTTTAGGGGCATTTTCATTTGTAGGATACATAAAATGTATATCGTTTTTAATAGCATTAAGCTTAGCAACACAGTTATTAATTGAAACAGGTGCAAGGTTTTTGAAGAATGTATGAATAGTACCAAAAGATATATTTTCAGATGTCAGTTGCCCTTGTTCATTAAATCCAACTCTGTAAATACCCAGCGCACTCCAATAGTAAATTGCATCTCCAGTACTAATTACAGCTCTTTTAGAGACTGTTCCAACAGAAGATATAACTTGTTGATAGTAAGACGTTGGAGTAAACCCAACCGCATTACCTGGCAATATAGCAACGGCCCCCTTGTCGCCAAAGACACACAAAGCAGTACCTAAAGAAGCGATGCGAAGTATCTTTCCACAGTGCTGGATATTCATAACCCCACCGTCTGTATCTATTGGGTCAGACACATCTTCACTTGTTGGATCTGCAGCTTGATAACATTTGTCTACAAGAGTTGTATCCTCTGATATAATTTGGCTATACAATACCCGTCCATCTAAAGCATACCACAAACGACCAGCAAAGAATGTAATGTCTTCTGGCCTATGGTCACCATATGGAGACGGTGCAATAGGTGATACTCCAGAAATCTCACCTCTGTTCATAGAATATGCGTTTACTATCATCTTTCCTCTTGGAGCCAAAGATGTTCCTAAAGCACAATTAGCTAATTCAGATGGAGCGTAATCACCATTGGCATCTTTTAGTACATACCAAGACAATGCGTTTGATGGATAAACAGAATGTGTGTTGTGAAACTTATATATCTTTAAGCTTGTATCTGGAGAACCGCTATCCCACGGCAGACAAGTATCATCATCAACCCTGTGATATGTACCGTCCCATCCTTGGTTAAGAAGATTGTAGAAGTGTTCGTTAGTCAATGTAGACGGAGTAAAATCATTACCTTTGTAGCCTGGTTCTTCAATACCAGCCGTATCTCTAACCATTGGACTTACAACCTTGACTTCTCTGTAGCCATTAACAGTTACATTTTGAGTTGTTCCGCCAGAAATAACTCCAACCACAGGACGTTTATCAACAGATCCTATTGGCCTATCGGTTCCAGGCCCATAATATGTTCCATTACCCCAGCCATCCATCCAGTTTCTATTCTTATATGTGCTCAAAACACCACAATTCAATGTTATTTCCGCACCATTATATTGTTGCCCAGATGGAGCAAAGAATGTATATGTTAAATACCCATCACCAGTTACTGTAAAATTCTGCCTTAATGCAGAAGGAACAGAGTTAAATGCAGATACAAACGCAGCAGTGCTTCTCCATCCGCTGTTATATCCTCCATAAGACATAAGTTCAAATGTTGTCGTTTCATTAACTGTTTTAATTGTTACAGTACAACCATTCCATATGTTATATCCTCCCCATCCCCCATAAGCCATCGGAGACAATGATATACTACAGCTACCAGAAGATGAAACGGGATAAGTATACGTTTCTTTAAATTTAATCTTAATTACTTCTATATATGGAGAGCATACGAATAAAGTACCATAAGCAGAAGCGAATGAAACGGGCGTTTCTTTATAGTCTGTAGAAATATATTTATCATCTTCAGTAGAATTTCTTGTCATTGTTGTACTGTCTGACAAAGTATAACTACTACCAGAACCAGAAGAAACAGTTATGTTATTGTAGTATGGAGTTTTGGATGTATCTAAATATACAGCGTCACCTTCATCTAAAGTGTCTGAATCTGTATACACAATATCAGTACCACCACCGCTTAAAGAGTGCGTCCAAGCATACATTGTTGGAGCATCCGCTTTTGCTACAGCGTACTCTTTTAAATCAATTACCCAATCTTCTTCCTCATCAGACAAAACACCGTTATTAATACCCTTAAAGAAACAAAGCTTGCCATCAATTTGAACAACTACAATAGACGTACCATCTCCCTTATAGTTAGCCCATTCGTAACAAGACATAGATCCATTTATATTAACAATCTGACCACCTTCTGTTGTTATGGATTCTGCAGCAGATATATTAGATAACTTAAATCCACGTTCATATTCAAGACCAAGACGCCTTGCTCTACTTCCGTCAGAAAGTATATCCATGTTCAATTCATCTTTAGTGTATTGAGGTACATCTACTAAGTCAGATAACTCAGTATTTAACCCTTGCGATGGCATTGGTATGTCTAATGTGTTTCTAACCATTCTTTCTTCTTCTCTTCAGCTTGTTTAACTTCTTTTTCTTGTGCTACACCAAATCTAGCCCTTTTCTTAACTTGTTTTATTTCTTTATCAAGCTCGGGAACAATTCTTGAATACAAATATTCTCTATAAGCTCTCTCAGCATATACACGATTAGTAAACAACCCTTCTACGCCTTTTACACGATACAATCCACCAACCAATTCTATTGGCATTTCTTCTCCACTTTTGAATGTTGATGGAGTTTGTTCTTGAACTATCCCTTCTTTGTCTTGAAAATAGTCTTTAACTATTTGCGACCTGTGTTCTTCCTGTAATGCCATATTCTTGGTTCCTTTATTTCTCTATGGGCAAGTTTGTTTGTAATAATCATAAGCTTGTTTGCCCTGTCAGATTCTAATGGATTAGTATATTCTTTTAATTCTACTCCAGCAATTTCTTTGCTCTTAGACAACAACAGAGGAAAATGTTGCGGAGCCATATTAGGAACAAAATCATCTTCAAGAGCAAACTCAGGCATATATCTACCTTGAGCTATAACATTGTTATCGTGTACCGTTGTTTCTAATGAACTGTTATAGCTGTCAAAAGCAATATGTATATCATCAAAGCTTGTGTAATAAGAAGGTTGTTTATCATTACGAATATAATATGTTATATTGCTGTAGTCAACAACCTGTTGTACATTTTCATCATTAGGATCTAACGACAAAGCTTTCTGCAAAAACACTTCTGGATCAAGATATTGTACTCTGCTGTATCTACCACTATCTAAATCTTTGTATTGAAGATCAAATATTTCAAATACTGTATCTTTATATTTGAGATAGTTTGGTTTTTCTTCTGCCTGAACAACATCATCAAAATGCACAATATTATCACGTGTATTGATTTCTCTTGTCTGCAATAAATATTGATACGTTTCCTTAACAATGTTTGCAATCTGCGAAGATTCACGGGTATCACCAATAGAGTTAATTGTTTCACCATCAATAAACTCAGAAATACGTTGTACCATTTCTAATAGAGTCTGCTTCACTTACAAATCTCCTCATACTTTAGTTTGTTTGAAGCCTCTGTCTTAAATAACTCCGAATGCTCAAAAGCTATAGACAAAAGCTGTTCGTCTGTTGGAGGTACATACCACATACATTCATTTGTGTATACGTTTTGACAAGATGTCAACAAGCTCATTAAAAGACAAAGCATCAATATCTTTTGCTTTGAGAACTTTTTTAACAGATTTTTTGTTGACATCTTCTCTCCCCTTTTGTTTTCCATAAAAGAAAACCGATATAATAAACACCATAAAAGCTATTACATAAGCAATATATAGTTTTATCTTATTCATTTCGTTTTCTTCTTCTTAGCCTGTTTTACTTTTTCTTTGGCATTAGCTACAGCTATATCATCTGCTGTTGTCTTTGTTTTAGAAGCAATCCAAGCAAGGACGTCTAAAACCCAACCAATAACAATATAACCAGTCCACCAAATAATTGTTTCAACCTTGTCTTCATCTAACAAGAATTGTCTAATTTTGTTTAACATTGGCCTTCCTTTCGTTGATGGTCTTAATATATCACATTTTAAAAGAAATGTCAAGACAATAAAAACCCCCGATAGGGTCAGATCGGGGGACAAACAAAGCTGAGTTGCGAAGGGTGTGTGCTTTGTTTTCTCTGTTCAGCTGAAAAATCTTACAAAAGGGCTGAACAAATAGCCGTGGTAGTATTATATTTTATACATAAACAAAATATAATTAATAATATAAATATAATTAACAGCTTATTCCTTTTATGTTTATTTATTTTTTTCTTCATATCTTTTTCCTTTAATAAAAAGCTACCCCAAATAATAAGATAGCTTTTTATAATTAAAATGTCAATACAAAAATTTAATAAGCTTCTTCCGATTTATCGGAATACATATAATGAGCTTTAGCAATTCCCTTTTCAGTCATAGCTAAGTCCTTCATTATATCAGCTAATTGTCCCATTTCACATAGAGTCCAAGATGATTTCTCTTTAGCTATCTTTTCTATCTTGTCCATCATCATACGAACTCCAGAATGGAAATCTTCATAAAGCTTCATTCTTTCTTCTGTCTTCATTAGTCACCTTCCGTTTCATCTGTCGTAGTTGTTGCAGCAACTGTTGCTGTTATGTCGGATGCACCACATGGAACATTTACCAACGTAACGTGAGCTTCCGTTCCTACCACCACATAGCGACCTTTGTATACCTTCCGAGTACGAAGTCTGTCTGTCATAACAGGATAACCCCACATATCCACCAAAGGAACGTTAGTATCATTCACAGTTACAGTATAAGCTACTGGAGCTGTAGTGACAATACTATCAGGGTTAATCGTTAGTAACAAGCAGAACGTGTCAAAGTTCCCGATGTTATTTGAATTAGTTACGGACAATATACCAGCAGCAGTCAAGTTTGTTGTTTTGTGTAAATTAGCACAGCAATTACAAGTCATTTATACCTCCTTATTATCAGGGGTGAGTTTCCCCACCCCGATTAAATTACACACCACATCCACATCCATTACAGAATGGAGAGTAGCCTGCGTTGTATGTTGAAGCCATTGGGTAACGAACAATACCTGCTGTTGCTTGAGCCAATTCAAGAGCACTAACTTTGCTCTGCAAAGCTTCAATCTTGCTTTGTGCCATAGCTTCCAAAATCTTGTTTGTATTTTGGGCGTTTTCATATTTCACGCTGTCAATAGCACGCAAGGTGTTGCAGCAACATTGGTTTTCGTTAGCAATAGATTGCTGAATCGCAGCAGAAACGCCTAACACATCTCTGTCCAATTCAGAATATTTATCACCGACATACCCAACTAAATCGTGGAACACTTGGTTTGTAGCAGCCACAGATTGAGCTGTGCCAGCAGTTACAGCACTCAAGATTTCACGTTGGTTAGCCATATCGTTTTGGGCATCAAACCCACGTTGGACTTCATCAGAAGTTGCAGCGCCACCATTAGCACCCCAACCACCAAAGCCACCAGACATAAGGAAGAACAGGATAACCAATAATCCTACTCCACCCATTCCAAATAAGCCGTCATTTTCAGCCATTTTTATACTCCTTGTTTAAGTTAATACCTCAAGCTTTCTCAGCCGAATATCATCACCTTTTTCACCATTTGGGAAAAATGGTTATGGGTGAGAGTTTAAGAACTGGGCAACCATATTCCTGTCAAAGCCTTTGCTTTGTGCATAGTTCAACAGTGTTTGTTTTTGTTGTTCGTAGGTTTTCCCGTTCATTAATTGATTAAATTGTTGCATACGAGGGTCGCTATTGAGCTTACCCGACATTAGCATTTGCATTCCCATTTGTACCATTTGCGGTGTTATTTGAAACATCTGCTCCTCCTAATTTACTTTCAATGTTTTTTATCTTTTCAAGTATCGTTTCAAACTCGGACTTTTCCTTTTTATCGTCAGCAAGCCCATACGTTTCAACAGATATTAGACCATCATTCGTTAGCTGTTTAACGTATATCTCTTTCTTCTTTTTGTTGAATCCAACATACAATACATTAAGAGTAGGTTTTATACCGTCTAACTCTCCAGCGTTTTCTACTGAGTAGAATTGAGCTGTTTTCTGTACAGGTTGGATAGTTTGAACAGGCATCGGTTGTTGCATCTGTGGCATCATGGGTTGCCCGTAATAGTTATATGGATAATTCATTTGTGCTCCTTTTCTGCTTGCCACAGATGTGTGCTTAAAGCATTTTACAGCAACACACACCTGCAGCGTTCTTACAAGGAACAAGCAGTACAAAACGTTCCTTGCTTGTGTATTATGATAGCACAAAACAAAGAAGGTGTTTTAGCAAAGTTTTAGTTAAGTTTTTAGTTCAGAGCAAATCCATTCAATGCTACGTCTATGTAGCTCTCCAGCTTTAAATTCAGATATAAATATACCTTCAGATTCAAGTATATATTTAACCTGAATTATATCAGGAACTTTCTTCACATAAAGATAATACATAACTCTGTAGTCAACATCTGGTAGATTAAATGATTTAAGATAAACATCTGCTTTATTAGGAGACAGAGTTTTAAGGTAACATCTTGTAGTCTTACAAGACTGCTTCATCCTTTTTTAACCTTAATATTAACTCTCATACCACGTGGGACAGACATGGAAACACGTTTACTGCCTAAACCAGACTGGCGTATCTTTGTTCTACCGCCAGATCTAACCCTACCTCTAAAAGAATTAGTTCTCATTTATTACCTCACTATACTATATGTGTTAACAGAATCATTAGCTGTTTGATCAACATCAATAACGACTGGATTAAAGAAATAAAGACAGACCATACCAGCCAACAATAGTGATAATATGATTGTTGACCATTTCCATGGTCTAATCATCTTTTCTGATACTTCTATAACTATCTTATTATATTCTCTTATTTCTTCTGGAGCCATATTAATCCTTTTGTCTTATTATAGTAGCTAAAAAATTATATTGTCTGGCAAGATCTTCTTTCTTCTTTGGGTCTTTGGACATTTTATAATATTTAAACCAACGTAAGGCGGTGTTTCTCTTATGCCTAAACCAAGTGTCGTAATCTATAACAGATTCCCTAGCTTCTGCTTCTGCTTTAAGAAAGCCGTCAAGAAATGGTTGTTCTGTCATTAAACATCCTCTGCGTTTTCAAATGGTATTTTACCTTCAATGCCAGAATATTCAGAACCACCAAACTCCTGCGTCTTTAAAGCATTGTATGCTTGCTCTAAAGTAATATTCCCATCTACAGTAAATCTTTTTTGAATGTCTTGGATGCTGTTATTTAAATCTTCATCCCTTGTTGGTCTATCTTTGTATCCATCTACAACAATATCTGTACAATTGCCACGTTTATCGTAGATAAGCTGAGTAATAACCCAATATTCTACATCAAAACCTTTATATGTTTCTTTTTGTTTTAAAGCCATTGTATTCTCCTTTGTTTAAATATCTATCCATTTTAAGTTTCCATTAGTGTCGTGCGTTAACATCTGGTTACTTGATGAATTATATCCGCTTATTGATGTGAAGTTAAAGTCAGACACATTCTCTCCTTTATAGGCAACATCTTTCCAGTTTGTTGAAGATGCACTACCTATATTTACCTGAACAGTTCCACCAGTATTACTTCCACTATTTTGTACTCTAAACCAACCAGAATTAGGTCTCCAAGAATTACCACCTAAATAAACAGCTTTATCCCCATCTGGTTGTAAATATATATCACTCCAAGAAGCACCTGTTTCAGTAGAACTATCAGTAAACTTATGACCACCCATAGCGGCCATACCGTTATAAGTTCCAATTAAGAACGTATAGTCTTTGGCACCAATAATAACACGGCCACGCCATCCAGCAGAGGATGAATTGTATGTTGAAACAAATCGGGCAACACTATCTTGGAAATCTGCTTCAGTCCTTTTGAATGTCTTTTGCCCTGTAATGGTTTGTGTTGTATTAGTTGTAACATAATTTGATAATGAGCTTGATGTTACATAACCTTTACCTTCTACCCAAGATTCTGTTGCATAGCCAGATAAGTCTACCTCTGTACTTCCGATCTTTTCAAACGCATATGTTTCATCATCTTGTATTGCCCAAATGTATTCATCATATATGTTGCTTGTTTCTGGATCATCTACTGGAACTAAATACAGTATATATGGCTCACCCTCTTCTGGTAGTTCATCAACTCTACGAAGTTGTATTGTAACTTCTCCAATTTCGTGTCTCAACTGAGTAACGGCAGATGACAGTGCATAAGACGATGGATATGTTTCTTTACTGTTGTCGTTATAATTTTGTGACTTACGTGATGTCTTTTCAGCTCCTTTTAATACAGCGCCACCAGACATACCTTTGACATTAGCACCATCTTCTCCATCTTTTACTTGAAAATCAAATGATGTTCCATCAGTGTATTCTATACGATACGTTTTAACTTTATCTTTTGTGTCTACTAAAGTTACAGACTTGATACCTTTGCCATCTAATCCATTCTTTCCGTCTATACCGTCTTTACCACGTTCCCCATTATCGCCCTTGTCTCCTTTTGGCCCCTGTGGACCAATAGGCCCCTGCGGACCAGTGTCACCCTTATCTCCCTTTTCTCCCTTAATAACAGAACCTCCAATAACTTTTAATATTGGATTATTGCTATAAAGCTTTAAAGATTCATTATCGTTTTTAATTTGCATTATTGTGCCTCAATATTAAATGTTGGTTTAAGTCCAGTAGACAAATCTGGTATCAACGTATTCTTATTTCCATTTTCATCTATGGTTGTTATATAATAAGGGAAACTTCCTACGCCTATTTTATCTACATCATCATCGGTAACTACAAAAGCAAAAGATGTATCTCCAAATACTAAAGATCTTTTTTCAACAGTTTCCTTTCCTTTTACTTTTAATACTATCTCTCCATACGTTGGTGGTACATCATCAAACCTAAGGTATCCACCTTCTCCTTCAAAGCCGTATACGTTGTAATTTTCAGAGTTAACCCTTAACATATATCCTCCTTAGTATTTAAACAATACTTCCTGCGGTTTGCTTTCGTCTACATCACAATGTACAAAACTCTTATTGAAGTTAATTCCTATACGCTTAAAGCCAGCTCTATAAAGGGAATCTAATATAACGTAACAACTATGGCTATCTTTAAAAGCTATATCAACAGCCAAACCTTTCGTATGAGCGGAACTATCTACACCACCCACAGTTTTATTGTGTTTCTTACAACGAGCCCCTGAAGTAATCGTGAATGGAATATTGGCTATACATCTAGCATTTTCTAACTGTGTTAATAAAACAGCGTCTGTAATCTTAAAACCACAGCCACATTTGCAAGAAAGTTCCTTATCAGAAAAATGCTTCGTTCCCATTACTTCTTTTTCCTTTTCTTTTTTAAATATTTTTTAATATCACGTATAGTAGCCATTGTGGCCTTGAACGCTTTTCTTCCAACATAAACGGCTGTGCAAATAGAGATAAACAGTGTTAAAGTTTCATTTAGTACTTGTGAGTATTGTAGCCATATAGTGCAAGCACCAGCACCAACAACCTTTCCATCTTCAATAACTTTATGTGGCTCTATTGTCATTTCTTTTTCTTCTTTCTTGCTTTTGATAACGCTATAGCTATAGCTTGTTTCTGAGGTCTGCCACTCTTACGAAGCTCTCTTATATTACTTGAAATAACTTTCTTACTAGAACCTTTTTTTAATGGCATATTTGTCTCCATTTCTACAGAGTAATATAGCACAAATTAATTAAAATGTCAATCCTAAACATTTATGAAGAACAAAGACATCATCAATGCACCATGGAAGTATTCTGCAAATTCAGTTGGTCTTTTTGTAAACTTTAATGTAAATTCGCATATTGCATATACAAAAGGAGCCGTAAATCCAGCTATCCAAAACCAATGATTGCTCATTGTTACACTTGCTAATATGGCAGGAAATAAATAACCAAGACACATACCAACAAAATTACCAGCAAAATTGTAATACTTTCCTTTTCCAAAAATTAATCTTAATATCCTGTCTATGAGCCAACTTCTTCCTTCGTCTGGATTCTCGTCATCCAATATCCAATAATCGCCATGTGTATGATTGTTGTATCTGACAAACCACCCCAAAGCCCATGCAAACATCAAGAACGTTTTCCAATCTGTTGGGAACACACCCTTAATCTTATACATTAAACTTACAAGAAGACACAGGAAAATAAGTTTAAAAATACGGCTAATTTTAAACTTACCAATATAAAATTGTGTTCCAAGTATGCGCCTAAATATCCCACCAATTATGAAAAACAAAAGCGTCCAATATGCCATTATTTTTCTCCTTCAATATATGGTAATTCTTCACGAATCTTATCTTTACTTGCAAGCCAATCTTGTTTAAGTTGTTCAGCAGTATCTTCTCCACGAGCTAATGCTTCGTCATAATCAAGACGTAATGGGTCAGATTCTTTCTCATAACGTTGTTTCCTTTGACGACTAATTTGTTCATTCTGATATTCTACACTTGGTTGTGGTGCATATCCCTCAACATACCATTGATTATTGTATGCTTGTTCTACATCCATTTCTTCCATTCCGATGGATTCGTAATAATCTCCAACCGTTATGATTTCTGTGTGTTCTTCAACATCAACAATAGTTACTATCTGTTCTTCTTTTATAAGATTACCTTCTTCATCATATTCGGCAGGAATAACACCCTCGTGTTTAACTTCAGGAATAACCTTTTCAAAGAAAGGAGCATCTGGATCACCCAATCCAACAGAACATTCTTTTGTTTCTTCATTAATTATTTTTGCATATAGTTTCATATTAACCTCCTAAACAAGGGTAAAACGTTGCAGATGGACTTGTGCCGCTTGTAACAGACCATACTGTTCCTTCTGGTATCATAACTGATATATAACTAAACCACGCCAAAGTAAAAGAAGTAGAGCTTCCATTATATGTCAAAGTTACAGTTGCATCATCGCTTCCACTTCCTCCATTATTTTTAGCTACAAACATACCATTGCTTGCAGCCGTTCCTGTTAAAGAACTTATAGGAGCAGAAAAGCTTGGCATTCCCCAACCAGTAATCATTGATTTAGCATTATTTACCCAAGCAGTAGTGGCTATTTTAGAACTATTGTCTGTTGCAGATGATGGAGTTGGGCAAGTGGTAAAAGCATTGCCAGATGAATCTAACGCAACCCCCAAAGATGCCGTTTTTTGTGTTCCACTAACACCTGAATTAACATCCATTCTTGTGATATAATTACCAGAAGTATCTTGGCAAGACAAAAATTGTCCTACAATAGTCCCATTATTAGACCTATTACAAAGAATCTCGTATTTTGTGGAAGTTGGTGTTGTTGCGTTATTTGCCAAATCTGTTCTATCCATAAAGTAATGATAGTTGTCACCACGTTTGACAAAAATTGAACCATTAGCTGTCAATCCGTTGTTGAATAGATTTGTTCCTGCAAATGTTTTTGTTCCAGAAATTGTTTGTGTCGTATTTGTTGTAACATAATTATCTTGTATCTTTTTTAAATCAGAATAGTCTGCAGAATGAAACGGTTGTTTTATCTTAAACGATGTAACAACTCCATTCGCAATATCAGCAATAGCTAAAGTTGTTGCATTATATATAACATCATCTGATGTACGTTTGTTGTAATTGTTTGTTTCGTCATAATAATAGTCATTATATACCAACGCACTTATATTAACATCAAATGTTGTATTTGATTTTGTAAGTGAAGAAGAAAGTGTTGCAATAGAAACAGAAGATCTATCAAAAGAAATATTTTTTAATGTTCCGTCTGTGTTTCTTCCATTTGGAATAAGTCCTTTTACTTCCCTTAAAGCGAAAACGGTAGAAACGTTAGAACCAATATACCCACATCCGTTAAACACCTGACTAATTTGTGTATAACCAGTACCATCATTTGTTGCTAAACCAAGTGGGAACGACACCTTAACAGTATTCCAAGTTGAACCACCATCAACGCTTCGTTTAATGAGGTTGTTTGTAGTATCATACCAAACACCTTGCCCAGTAAATGTTGGTGCAGTAGAGCCAGAAAATGTGTTTGCATAAGGAAGAATACGATTCTCATCAACAATGTAGAAAACAGGAAGTTTTGTACCTGTACCAGTATCTGTTCTTGTTAAATCACTAGCAATAGTAACCTCTGTAAATTTTCTTGTTGTACCATCTTGTTCAAAACCATTTGGATAAACAACCTTGCTACCAGATTTTAATTTCAAATACAAAGTATCAACAGACAAATCAATGTCTTGTGGAATTTCTGTAATACAATCTGTTATTCTATCATAGTGCAACACGTCTTCTGTATATGTGTGAGCCCTTTCTGCCCAATACTTAGAAGAACCACCAGATGGTTCTGATGGGTCACCAATAGCCCATTGCTTTGCTTGCGCTGCATAAGTAGGTGCAGATGTAATTGCTGATATGTTGCTTGCACAGGTATTTATATTCGTAGAATTGTTTGCTACATCTACAACATTGGATATATCTACTGCAACAGTATTAACATTTGAAATATCATCTGCAACCAATTTTACTTTATTTATATCACCAGCAACTTTGTCAATGTTTGTTTTGTTTGAATTTACTGCATTAATATTTGTAGCGTTTCCTGCAACCGCATTAACATTAGAAATATTACTAGCAACACTATTTACATTACTAATGTTTGTAGATACTGTCGTTATTTCTGTTGTTTTT